TGGCCAAGAGGATCGTCCTGTTAATTCAGGACTTAGTATTGCGGTCGATCGCCACCGGGTAACTTGCGTTTCCGGCTGCCGCGATCGATCCCGTCAGGGGGCTTGTTCTCTTCGATTACTTGATGTTCAGCTTGGCCGCGTCGTACTGAGCGAACACGCCCTTGAGCCAATGACCGACCTTGCCCTTCATCACGAAGGAGTCGCCGCTCTTGGCGTAGCCGGCGAATGAGGTCGCGTCGGTCAGGCCCTTCTCGACTGCGGCGTCCACGTACTCGGTGGCGCGGGGGTCGAGCTTCGGGATGTCGATCAGCGCTGTGCCGATCTTCAGAGCGTCGGTCGAGACGCTGAGACCGTCGAAGAACGCGGCGTCGTTCGAGTGGTTCTTGACGATGAAGTGGCGCGAGCCGGCGATGATCTTGGCGGCACCTTCGATCTCGCTGAGCGACTGCACCGTACTGCCTATGACGTGCATCACTGTCACATTCATCTTGCCGTCCTGGACCATGGACAACAGGCCGATCTCACTGAGCAGGGTCAGCGTCGGCGAGAGCAGTCCCGCCTGGATGTCGATCACGGTGACGGCATGCTTGCCCAGAGAGTCGAAGACCTTGATCTGGCCGTCCGAGCTGGCCAGGTCGATGACCTCGGTGACGGCGGGGTAGCGTCGGATCAGATTGCCAGCGGGCATTTGGGTGTCGATCGCGCGAGCGTCCACGCCCTGTGCGGCGAAGTAGCCGAGAACGGTGTCAGAAACGGTGGTCTTGCCAACGCCGCCCTTGTCGGCGCCGACGATAACGAGATGGGGGAGATCCATGGTGATTTTTTCCTCTTTCGGTAGAACGACCTCGCGGTCTGGTGGGGTTGGAACAGGCTCTGGGTTGGGCGCGGGCGGAGCGACCGGATTGGCCGCCGCCTCACGCCTCACCTCGGAATAGTTCTTCGATTGCCAGAGCTGCTGTTCGAGAGCCTGGCGACGCTGCTGACGGATATCCTCGGTCACCGCGCGGGATCGCTTCTGGTCATTGATCATTGCTTTCCCTCGCGGTTACTTTCAGTGGAGGCTGTCCTTCTTCGGCTCTGCGGCCTTGGCCGGCGGCGCGGTCTTGCGCATGGCAATCTCCATCAGCTCTGCTTCGCTCATTTCGGCGACGGGCTTGGAGATGTTCATGTTGGTGGTGCTCTCGTCCTTCTGGCCGAGGTAGTTCTTGCCGAGGAAGATCGCGGCCGGAGCATTCTTGTCGGCGAGCCCGAGCTGCTTGCGGCGCAGAGAGACCTTCGCGTGCATCAAGCCGTCATCCCAGACCTCACGGGCCTCGGGAACTTCGGCAAGGAAAGTCTGGAACGTCTTGCGACAGACGCCGAGCACGGCTGCGACCTCTTCCTGCGTACAGAAGAGCTTGCCCAGCTCGCCGATGGTTCGCAGGGTATCTTCGTCCGGATGCAGCTTGGAATTGGCCGATCGCCGCTTGATCGGCTTTGCGAGTACATCATCGAGATACTCGGTCTCCTGGGCGTCCTTCTTTGCTTTGTCCTTGACGGCAGCCTCGCGTGCGGCAGCCTCTTCCTTCGTCGGCCGTCCCCGGCGACGCGGCGGTAAATCACTCATTGTTCTTCTTCTTGTTCTTAGGCGTGACCGGTCTTTACGATCGACGGTTCGAGATCACTCATGAACAGGACGACCACGATCCCGTCAGGCGGCATCTGGACATGCAGCTCTTCTGCCTCGTCCGGATCATCCGTCTCCATGTCGAAGCGGTCGATCATTTCGACGATCGGCACCGAGAAGCCGCCCTCGTAGACGATTGACATCGACGCGAAGTCGATGACGAACTTCTCCCTGCGCTCAGCCGTCATCTCTTAGGCCTGGGATCGACTGCCGCATCCACTGGACGATTTCCGCTCTGGAAGCGGAGCCGACGCGCTTGGCCAGGACCGTTCGGCCTTGGACCACCAGCAGCGCCGGGATTTGGCTGACCTGAAACAGCTGCGTCACGTTCTGGCAGTGCTCCACGTTGGCCGTGAAGAACTGAACGCGCTGGCCGTATTCTTTCTCGATGTCGAGAAGGACGGGAGTCATTGCCTTGCACGGAGCGCACCACTTGGCTTCAAACTTGATGATGACGGGCTTGCCGGCGTCCATGACGTCGGAGACCACGGTGGAATCGGTGATTGGCTTCATCGGGTGAAAATCTTCTTGAGGGATGCGACACCGGCCACGCCACAGATCGTCATGACGATGTTGTATTGCATGTCGGCATACAGGCCCGGCAGCTTGGCTACCTGCCAGCTTCCGACCTCGTGGCCGAGCAGCGGAATGCTGTCGAAGACGACAGCGGCGATGTGGATGATGAAGATCGTGAAGGCGCACGGCACCATCCAGGCGGTGAACCAGTGCTCGCGATCGTCCTTGCGCATGTCGGCTGCCATGCGGGCGATCTCGACCTTGTAGCGAAGCTCGGCGACATTCAGCTGGACGTCTCCGCCGATCGTCGCCTTGATCTTCTCGAGTTCGTTGTCGGACCTCTTGCTCAGATAGTCGACGAACCACGACCCGAGCTTGGGCACGAGGCCCAGCAGGATTGAGAACAGCATGATGAACCTGAAGGTTGGCACCGGTGGCTGGAGTCGAACCAGCGGACTTCGGTTTTGGAGACCGTGCCACCCCCGCGGGCTCACCGATGCATGGAAAGGAGTTCGATCGGCGGGTTGCCCAGGTGCCCGCATCTCTTCCGCTTGCGCGTACTTTGCCGCCTGCTTGCGCTCAGCGGCGTGGCGGGAGGCCGTTCCGCCCTCGATCGAAGTTGGTAGCAGCCGGCGCCCATACGGTGCGCCTTTGGTTATCCCCCAGGCATGGCCTATCAGGGAGCCGCATTCATTGATCGCCTCTTATGCGTGCTCATCACGCAACCCCACAGAAGGGGCGCGCACTGCACTGCGCTCATCCGGGCCTTGCAGGCCTCCCGGTACTTGGACCGTGATGAACACCCATAAGCGGCGATCGAAAATTGGTGCCGGGGGCAAGAATTGAACTTGCGACATGCGGATTATGACCCCGCTGCTCTACCACTGAGCTACCCAGGCGATGCCAGCCGCCGAAGGGCGACTGGCTGTGCTCGACAAAGCGAGCGCTCGGTTGGACGCATGGCTCCTGTTTAACCAGCCACCCCTATGTCATCAGGTGACGATTGGCTGGACCGAGGAAAAGTTGGCTCGTGACCGTCGTCATCCCGCAGGACGAACGACTCCGATCCTTTCGACCTCGATCCGCATCACGCGGACCTCAAACGGTCGTCGGCGACATACCATGGACCTCTTCGCCGATAGGCTGTGCGCTGTTTAACCGCCGCCGCGTGTCATCACGAGCCATTAGGTGGGGTCGTTCCAATCCAGAAGTCGAACGACCTATGCCTCAACCGTGTGCGTTCCGAGGATCAGTCGGGTCTTCGCGGTCACGGAATTACGAGGACTACGGGAGTGCTGGCTTACCCGTTAGAGCGGACATCCGTTACCGGAGCCGTACGCCACCTATTGGATTTGGAGGCCCGCTCTTAAGCGGGCGTCCCGTAGAACGGATCGATCTTGACCACCGCGATGCCTCGGCCCGCCGGAGAGGCAGCGCCCGAGTAACAAGAGATGTAGGCGTAACCGGCCTTGACCTTGAGGCCCATCGCAGCATCGATATCGGTACCAACGACAGCGCCCCTATTCACCTCGACGAGGCGAATTGCGGCTTCGTTGCTGATGTCGAAGATCGAGAAGCTGTCCCCAGCCTCCGAGGTCGCATAAAGGTACTTCTCGTCGGGCGAGAGCACCATCCCGCGACCGCCAGCGATGTAGCCGGCCGTGCCAGAGGCGGTACCGGTGTAGCTGGAGATCTTCACAGGGTTGTTCTGGTTAGCACCGGAGATATCCCAGATGCCGATCGCACCCTTCCACGAGTTCGCTGCGGTTGACGGCCCCATGGTGTAGAGGCGCGTTCCTGCAGCGTTTCTAACGATGCCTCTGGCGAGCGTTCCGAAGGTCGCATCACTCACAGTGCGAACGAGAGCGGCGCTTGCTGGAGTCGTGATGTCGATCACGGCCATGTTGTTGCCGCTGTCCATCGTGACGTATGCCGTCTTCTCGTCCAGCGAGAGGTAGACGTCACGAGCGCCGTTGAGCCCGGTGATCTCCTTGATCCAGGTCGGAGCTG